GAACCGCCGACCTTCGGGTTATGAGTGTTATGCGCTATTTTTATAAGTAGCCATTAAGCTACATTTGTTAAAATCTGACCTATGAAAGTTTTAAAAAGTTCGACATTTGATAAGTGGTTGCATAAGTTAAATAATCCTATTGTCAAGGTTTCTATATTAAGAAGATTAGAGCAGATAGAAACAAAAGATCATTTAGGGGATTATAAATTTATAGATACAGACTTATACGAACTTAGATTTTTTAATCGTGGTGGGTTAAGGATATTTTTTACTTTTGATGGCGATGAAATAATTATATTGTTAAATGCTGGCGATAAAGATAGCCAAAGCGATGATATTAAAAAAGCAAAAGAGATATTAAAGGATTATAGATGAAAGAAGAATTTACAAAATTTAATTTAGAAGACTACTTAACAACTGATGAATTAAGAAAAGAGTATTTAAATCAAGTCCTAGCTGATGGCGATATTGAAGAATTTAAAAGAGCATTATTTTATATAGCAAAGTCAAAAGGCATTGAAAACGTTGCAAAGAAAGCAAATTTAAATAGAGAAAGCTTTTATAAGATGTTTAAAGAGAATTCAAAACCTAGATTTGAAAGTATATTTAAGGTTGTGAATGCTCTTGATATTAAGCTTGTTTATGCTTAGTCTATTTCATTATTATTTCTAGTTTCTTTTTTTGCTGCATTGGCTGGGGTTTTGGTTTTTCGAAGTATCTGCATAAAACAATATTATCGTTTGTTTGATACATCTTTGCAAGATAGCAACTATTGTTTATTTGATCTATTATTTTAAATCTCTTTTCTGAAAATTTTTGACTTTTAAATTTGTCGCTTCTACTATATGTGATTATTGTATTGTTTAATCCACTTTCCCAAAGGTAGCTAGAAAAATTTTCGTTTTCTACATATAAACTTCCGTCAAATTTAAAATCAACGATAAAATCATTTCTCATCTTTCCCATTAGTAAAATTTTATTGTTGTTCTCTGTTTTGATTTGCCATTTTCCTATTATGTTTGGCTGCCTGAAACTATCAAGAGCATTTAAATTTATTATAGCGATGATAAGAATTAATAATTTTCTCATTTGTCGATTTCCTTTTTCAAAATTCTTGTTTTTATTTCTGCCTTGTAGTATTCTTTTTCTGCATCATTCAATTTTTTGAATAATTCTAATATTTCTTTTTCATCGTCTTTAAGTTGTATTCCGTTGTAATATTCATAAACTGCCTTGTATAATTCAGGGTTTCTTTTTTCCCAATTGTATAAAGTTGTTATATCTTTTTTAATGATTTTTGCAATTTCTTTCTTTTCCATTTTTTTATCTTTATTTATTTTGTTTCTTTTATATTTATTTTTCCATTATTTAATTTTTCTTTTATTTTTTCTAGTTTTTCTAAGAATTTTTTAGTTTCTAAAATTTGTTCGTCTAATGCTAGACCTTGGTTTATTAGTCTGATTAATTCTGGTTTTTCTTTTTCCCAGTTTGTGAGTGTATTTCTTGTAATATTTAATTTTTTTGCTAATTCTTGTCTAGTCATTTTTATGCTTCTTGATAAATTATTTGGCATTTTTTATCTACATCCTTGCCAAATTTGTAGTTCAATGAAAAATAATTTTTCATTTATCTATTTCCTTTTTTAAAATTCTTGTTTTTATATCTAAGACATAGTATTGAATTTCTTGTTGCGATAGTTTTTCTAATAGATCTATTAATTCTTTATATGTATTATTTGCATATATATTTTCTTTGTTCTCTTTTAAATTTAGTCCGTTTTCTATTACGCTAAATAGTTCTTTTCTATTTTTTCGCCAGTTATATATTGTTTTTTCAGCTATTTTTAGTTTTTTTGCGATTTCTGCATTTGTCATTTGTATGTTTCTGTTTGTTTTATTTCTTTTTCTAATACTTTTACTTTTAAGCTAGATAAAAAATATTCTTGTTCTATCTCTGATAATTTTTCAAAATATTTTTTTAATTCATCTATTTTTGAAGTATTTTCTTGTGTAGAGTTAATATTTTCCATAATAAAATTATATAGTTTAGGTCTTGATTTTTCCCAGTTATAGAGTGTTCTTAGCTCTATATCTAGTAAATTTGCGATTTCTTTTTTTTCCATATTCTTTGAAATTCTTTCATTTTTAATTTTTATTTAAGTTACATTATGAAATAATTTCATTGTTCGTATGAAATGATTTCATATTTCCGATTTTATCGAAAGTATGTAAATTTTGCCCTGAATATGGCATTAAACTATTTTAGCCCCGTTTGGACGAAACACCTTTTCGGGGCTCTGTTAAATGGTGTTTCAAATAAATAAAAAAGGTGTTAAACATGCAAATCGTTAAATCTGACTATGATTTAAAATACATTTTAAAAGGCGGTCTTGTAAGAAGTTCAGCTTCTGGCAAGTTTGAAGGAAATGATTATTCTTCTTCTGTTCGCATATCTTCATCAAATATTTATGACGTCGAAAACGAAAAAACTGGCTTTACTGATGAAGTAGAGCAAAAGGTTGTTTTTAAAATAATTTGTCCTGATAACAATACGGCTGGACTTGTAGCGAGTGCGATAAAAGAGAAATTTCGTAAAGGCGAAGAGATACCAGTTGAAGGTGGCTTCCCAAACGATCAAAGAATAATCACAATTGCAAATCCAGTTGAATATTTCCTATTTGATACAAAGCCAGCTAAAAAGGCTGAAAATAAGCAATAAAGGGGTTTAGCCCCTTTAACTATTTATATAAGCGTGTTTCCTTATATAAGTAGTTAAGGCTACTAAATTTCTTAAAAAAAGGATTTCAGATGAAATTTCTTGCTTCTGCTAAATCTAAGGTTTTAGCTGGTGTTGCGGCAATGGGTGTTCTTTCTAGCAATGCTCTAGCTGCTGGTATTACAATGGCTGCTGACGGCACTGTTACAGGTGATTTAAACGTTGGTCCGTTTATGAGTATCGCTGGTGCTGTTCTTGTTGCTTATGGCGTATTCTTCGCTGTTAAAAAAGGTCTTGGTCTTTTGAGATAAAAGGCTTTTTCTCTTTGAAATAGTGTTGCCCCTTAATTGGGGCTAATTTTTAAAAAGGTTAAAAATGTATTTTGATTTTATCGATGTTACGAAGTTTGGTATATTTTTAAACTCTTTCTTTGGTGCTGTGATCGTTTTCTTTGCAATAGTTTTTTCCATATCTTCAGCCTTTAGCCTTTTTAAAAATTAGCCCTTAAATTTATAGCTTAAAGCAGAGTGCGAAGCAAAGCTTTAAGCCGACAAACGAAGTGCGTCAGTAATGTATAGGATATAAATATTATGGATAAAGTCTATCTAAATTTAACAATTGAGCAATATAACTTCTTGATGTCCTTAACTGGGGCATTATGTGGTTTCTTGCTTTGTATGTTTATTTTTATAGTTTTATCCAAAATTTAAAAAAGGTGTTTAAATGTTTAGTGTGATTGGCATCCCAGCTTTTGATTACTTCTTTTCTATATTTATTTGGTTTATGATCTTAACTCTGCCGATTTGTGCTGGCTTAGTCCTATTTACAAAAAAGGCTTTTTAAGGATTTCAAAATGAAATTTCTTATAAAACTTTTTTGTCTGCTTAGTTTGTTAAGCTCTTTTTCTTTTTCTGAAAATTTAACTATTTATACTGATGAAAATCTTAATGGTTATGGATTAAAGCCTTATGATATTAAATTTTTAAAAGGTAATAGCTTAATTGGTATTCGTTATATTAATTATGGTTCTTTAAACGAATATCGTGTATATCGTTTCCGATTTGATCATGATTATTATTCAGGCTCGAAGTATTCACCAGGTTTTTATTTAGGTTCTGGCGGTAGTATTTATTATTTTGGTGCTGATACAACTTCTAATCATTTATATTTAGAAATGAGTACTTGGAGTTATAATGTTTATAGTGTTTCAAATAATCCTAGTCATCCTTTTTTTACTTATTCATCTTTTTTAACTTTTCATACTGATGGCGTTGTTGCTACTTGTGGCGTAAATCAAGAATTTGACACCGAAACGAATAAATGCGTTGATCCTTGTCCAGCTGGTCAGCTTTGGAACGTTAATACAAATTCTTGCGTTGTTGATTGTTCTGATGCAGATAATCATAAATTCTTTACAAATGATTATAAATGCATCGATTGTTCTAGCGCTATAACTGCTGATGATGTTGCTAGGTGTTATTGTACTGGTTTGGGTTCTTCTTATAATCCTGGTTATTCTTGGGATCCTGATAAACCTAATATTTTGCATGCTCATTGTTCTGATGAAACTGAAATATCTTTTAAATTTGACAAAGATAAGATGAAAGATAAAGATAATAACTCTACAAATTCAAGCGATAAAGACAAAGAAAATCCTAAACCTGACAAAGATAAAGATAATCCAAACCCTGATAAAAAGGACAATAATGAAAGCTCAAACAACTCTAGCGGAGAGAGTGGCAACTCTTCAAATAATAATAGTGGTGGCTCTGCTGGCAATGGTTCTAGCGGTGGCGGTGGGACTGGTGTAGAAACTAAGCCAAATCCTAATAATGGTAATGGTAAAGAAGACGGCAAGAGTGACGGCAAACAAGATGGCAAGGGCGAAGAAGGCAAGGGCGATGATGCCGTTGCTCAAAAATTAGATTATGGTGATCTTGAAAAAGATACTGGTAAATTTGAAGGCGAATTTAAAAAAGCTGTTGATGATAGTTTTAGTTTTGTAAATGATGTAAAAGCTAGTTTAACGGATACTATTCAGAAAATCAAAGACGGAAATTTAATGTCTTTGAAAAAAGGTGCAGTGCCTACAACTTGCCCTTTGAGCTTTCAAATTGATATGACTTATTTTTCTAAGAATTTAACTTTTGATTTTTGCAAGATTGTTTCGCCAGTCTCTTCATCTCTTTATATTTTATTTTACTTGGGTTTCTTTATCTTGTTTTTGGTTGTAACTATTAAATTATTTATTTTAACGTTTATGGGGTGGTAGTTATGCCAGCTATTATTGCAATGATTGTTAATTTCTTTGGTTTCTTTAAATGGGGCAAGATTGTTGATTATGCTCTTCGTGCTGTGGCATTTTCTAAAATGGTTATTATTAATGCCATTTTGGGCGGTTTAATTCTCTCTTATGCAACTGCTGTTCTTTATATAATCAATTTTATATATTCTAAATTTAATTTTGTGGTTGATTATGTTAATAATTTGCCAACTGGTAATGATAGAATTTTAACTACTGCTTTGGCTTTTATAAAATCTCTTGGTGCTTGGAATGCTTTTTGTGATGTAATGGCTATCTTTTCACCTATCTTTTTAAGCTTCTTTCTTATCTATGCTACAAAGATTGGCATTGTTGTCTTTAAATTTGTTCGAGAAACAATTTTATCTTTTGTTGTTGCAAAGTCTTAAAAAATGATTACGTATTTAATTGGCAATCCTGGAAGCGGTAAAACTTATTACGCTGTCTTTATGATATATAGGCTCTTTCTTTATGAGCCTAAGAAAACATTTTTAACTAAATTTGTTAAGCCTAAAGAAAAGCCTAATTATTCATTTTGCTACACAAATATAAACGAGTTTAAATTTGAGCTATGCGATAAATTTAAGAAGTTTGACTTTGATGAATTTTATTTAGGCTTAAGAAATTTATATGCTCTTTATAAGACTGGTGCGACCGATAATGAAGTAAATGAGAAAGCTAAAGAGTTAAATTTTTTTGGTTGTGTTTTCGTTCTTGACGAGTGTCACAACTTTTTTAAAAATCAAAAAGATGAAATTCTCGTTTGGTGGCTTACATATCATAGGCATTTATATCAAGATATCTATTTAATTACTCAAGATTTAACTCTCGTAAATAATGAATATAAACGTATTGCTGAGAAATTTTATAGGGCTGTTGATAGCTCACGAAGATTATTTTCGAAAAAGTTTCGTTATGAAATTTACGCATCTTATAGGCTTTTTAAAAAAGATAGATTAGAAATTATTAATATTCCATTTCTTCAAGAAGTTTTTGACTTATATCACTCAGGGCAAAGCTCAAATAAAAAATCATTTGTTCGTTTCTATTTCTTTTTAGCTTTTTTAGTCTTTATTTTTCTTTTGCTTTTCTTTTATTTTGTTGTGATGTCTTTATTTGAAACCGATAAACCTAAAAACGAGAATTTACCTATTGAAAACAAAATCCCTGCTCCAGTTTCCGAGCAACCTAAAAATTTAAGTTTATTTTTTGATGATAAAAAGCCTAAAAATAATAATATTGACCTTCCTGAAATTTACATTTATGATATTACTTGCCTTAATAATAATTGCCATTTTAGCGATGATTATCATTTATTTCCATTGTCATTGATTTCTTACATTTCTTCAACGCATACCCCATTATATTTTTATTTCGAGCCAAAATCTCACGAGCTTGTTAAATATTACTATGTATTTGACAAGCCAGTTTTTCAAAATTTACAAAAAAATAACAAAGGTGTTTCCGATGAAAAGTTTAATCAAATTCCTAATTCTTCCTTGTCTGCTATTAAATAGCCTTTTTTCTGCTGAAATTTACACTGATTTGCTAGATTTCGCGCGTTTAACAAGCAAGGCTAACAATATAGCTATTGTTACCGATGAGAGCATTCATCAAGGTGAATACTACTTTATCTATCAAGACGAAGTTAAGATAACGATCTCGATGTTTAGAAAGATGCTTGAAGCAAAAAATTTATATCTATATAAGAAAGATAATTTCTACTATGTAAGCTCTCAAAAATTGCCTGATTATGATCTTAGGCGAATTGACCTTAAAAATTACGTTGTCGAAGATGTTAATAAAATTTTAAGCCAGTTTGATTTAAATGCTACCTATGCGACCGCTTCAAATTCTGTCTTTTTTAGAGCTGATGATTATATTTTTGACCAGGTAAAAGACGCTATCGCTAAGATCGATAAAAGCTTGGAGCAAGTAACATTTAAGCTTACAATTACCGAAACAAATTTAAAAGATATAAAAGATTTAGGCACAAATTTACAAGGCTTACTTAAGCCACTCAATCACGGCGATTTAGCCTATTACATAAATTTAATTACTTCCCCTTACATTACTAATTCAAACGTCATTAAAAACGATGATAGTGCATTTTTTGGCATATTAAATTTTCTTGATACAAACGGCATTACAAAAATCATATCTTCGCCAGTTTTGACGGCAAAAAATCACACAGAAGTTTATTTTAGCTCCGTCCAAAATATCCCCTATCTTGTTTCAAAAACTGATATATCAAACGTAAATTACCAAAAAACTGACAGCTATGAGTATAAAGACATTGGTTTAAAAATCAATTTAAAGCCTATAATCCTATCCGATCACATTGATTTTGACTTACATCTAATCCTTGAAGATATTCTTTCTCAAAGTTCATCTCTAACGCCCATTGTTTCAAAGAAAGAGCTTAAAAGCTCATATTCTCTTAAACGTGGTGACGTTCTAGTTCTTAGCGGTATCAACAAAAAGACTACTTCTAAGCAACGTAATGGCGTGCCAGTTTTAAAAGATATTTGGCTTCTTAAGTATCTTTTTTCAGTAGAGCAAGACAGCGAAATAAACTCTGTTTTAACTCTCACAATTCAAATTATTTAATGTTTTAAGGGGTGTAGGGGATATCCCCTACAAAAGGCGAGTAATAAGCTTTTTAGTTCGTCCAGCCTTTTCGAGCCGTGCAATAAACGAGCCAGCTGGGTCATAGAAGCCTCCTTCGCCTAAGTGTGTTTTGGCGTAGCCAAAAAGCCAACCATTTGTGCGGACGAAGTCCGCCAAATGGTGGCTC